GTAGAAACAATACGCCAGGTTGAATATACTACTGGCACATCATACACTGTGACTGGAACTAATATTAATATCCCTGGTACTCCTCAACAAGGAGCAAACTACACTATCCAAACTCAAGGTGCTCCCTTCCAGTTCAGCGAAACATACCTTGGCCCTGGAGTGGCAAAAGAAACATGGATAGACAGAACAACAGAACAAACATCTACCACAAACTCCATATCTGTATTTACCCAATAATTATTTTCTTATTGACTGCTTCTGGTAGGGCACAGCAAGCACCAAGTAATACAAATATAGCAGGACCCTCAGCATCTGCGACTGGTAACGTAACTAACCAGGCGGTACAGGTGCTTCAGGGTCCTTTTGCTGTCAATACATATGGTGCTGGTGTCAGTTGCCAAGGACCAACGATGAGTATTTCACCGTTTGCTTTGGGAAACTTCAACGGCAGTCAAGATCCAGAAACTTACCAATCACATAATGGAAACTTTGGTATGAGTTTAGGTTTCAACTTTCCTCTAGACGGATCACTACAAGAGATCTGTAAGTCAAGAGCAAAAGTTGAAATCCAGAGACAACAAGCTGAAGCAGATAAGGCAAGACTTGACTTTGAGTTAGTCAGACTATTGAAGTGTGGTGAAGCGATTAAGAATGGAATATCGTTTCATCCTCAGTCACCTTACCATAAGATCTGTGCTGATGTTGTTGTGAAGTATCCATCCATTCAGCAAGCGGCAGCAGCGAAATGAGTGAGATACCCAACATCAATGCTAATAAGATAGGAAAAGTTGGTGTTGATGGTCCAAGTATCATACCAACAATAGATCCACCTGTTGTGTATGCTGCGCCACCACCTGTTAGTCGTGGTCTGACGCTGCCAGTATTCACGGCGCCTGATACTTCTATTAAATATCCTGTGATTAATGTTCCCACACAGGAAGAATTTGATGCTGCTGTGGCAGCTGAGAAGAAGCAACAGCAAGAAGAGAAAGAAGAGAAGTCTAGGGGGTTACCTGACACCACCCCTGTCCCTCAACTGCCTCCAGCTGTTCAAATCCCCCAGGATAATCGGGTTATTTCCGATGATCCACTCGTAAATACTAACTTAGGAGTACCTGTCATTGAAGTACCAATCGTCGGACAAGTCCCTATCCCACCTAAAGAGCAGGTTATTCTTGCTGGCACCACTGCTACTGCTTCTGTTGCTGCGGCTCTTATTGGCAAATCTTTGGTGGAATGGATGGTAGGTAAAATGAAACCTATTGTTCAGCAGATCTTTACCAGAGCAAAGAAACTACTGAATAAAGATCTGACTGACTATGAGATACAAATGTTCTTTGCTTTTGAGAAGCAGCAGCAGATGAAGAAAGTTACTAAGTTACTTAAGAAAGAACAGAAGAAACAGAAGTTGGAACAATACAAGAAGGCAAACAATAAGTAATCAGTACTTACCTTCTACACAATAATCGGATTTCTTGTTTGGTGTATATTCTTTATACCCTTCTCTTGCTTTCATCCATCCACAACCAATCAACCATTCCATCGTCATTGGAGTAGGTCTTACCTGCTCCCAGAGTGGTCCTTTAGCACACATCTCTAGGTGCTTTGCTGTAGTATTTGATTGTTCCTCAGCCCAGTTCGCATCTGCCTCCCAGGGCACAGCACGGGACATTCCCATGCTCTCATAAGCAAGCTTAGTATTCTTCATCACCCAGGCAGGGATCTCACTATCTTGATGGACCTGTGCCATGAACGATGTTTTGATACCACCGCCCATACAATCCTGAACGGCGTGCCATCCTTCATGTCTCATGGTTCCCAAGAACTCTCTTGGATCTTGGATGAGACTTTCATTCACAAAGAACCTATTGTATTCTGGTTTATACAGACCAACAGTTCTTGGAGTGAAGTAACGTGATGGTCCAACATACACAGGCACATTTATTTTTTCAAGACCAGCAAGAATTGCTTTGATCTCTTCTCTAAAAGCATCAAAACTCTTATCTTCTAACAATTTTGATTGTGGTGTGAGTTGTTCTACACCTTCAGTACATTCTAAAAGGATCATACAACCCATTGCTGCTAGGCTGTATGGTGGAACGGTTGGTTGTTTCTTGACTATTGTATTAGCACTTACAGGAAGTGAAAGTAATAATGACGAGGCAACAGCAAGAAACTTTTTCATCACTCCACCACTTCAAGAATTATAGTATATAGACCGCTTTGATTAGAATGCTTATGTGCGTCACTCTCTGTTACAAATCGCTTTGCCTTATCTCTATCCTTCGTCCATTTAGGACTATCGTTGATGTTGTCTTGGAAGTAATCCCAAGTACCAGCAAAACCTTCTCTCTTTGCGATATACATTAGAACAATTTGATAGGTAGTTTATCTGTAATTTCTTTTACACCTTTAGGCATGACTGCTTCCATGACTTCACGCTTTGCTTGCTCGATCAAAGTTTCTCTATTCATGTAAGCATATACACCAGCACCTACCGCAGTTGCGCTCAGTAAAAATGAGGCAACTGCGAGAGCATTAAATACTTTTTGCATCAGACGCCTCCAGTTCTTGGCTGAACTTGTCCTTCTTCAAGTGCTTCAACTCTTTCTTCGAGAGTTGCTACCACTTCATCTACAGGTGGTTCTGGTGGAGCTTCTACAACTTCTTCTCTGCGTGGCTCTTCTTTCTTTTCTTCTTCCTCATCACCACCTTTCTTCATAGTGTTAATACCAAATGTTGCGGCAGAGGCAGTAAAAACAGTCGCAATAAATGTTGGATCCATCTTTGATAGAGTGCCAGCATAGCTTGCAGTTAGAAGAGCAGCAGACCAACCCAAAATACATATACGAATTAGTTGTCCCATAGCATTTTCGTTTTTCTTATTAGTCATCGGTCCTGTGATGTGGTCCGAATTTATTTATGCCTGAGCTTCAGTCCAAGAAATTCTAGCGTCAATGTTTCTACTTTGAGTATCAATATTTGTTGCTCTAATTACAATAACCTCAGGACCATCTGGGAAGATACCAGTTGGGTTTGGAGAAGTTGATGTAGCATAAGAGGTCCCACCGCCACCAAGAATAGAGTTAGAAATTTCTTTTACGATAGAAAGATCATAGCTATTAACACCATTATCAGCATAGAATCCATAAATTACTTCACCACCAGATAGAGTTGTTGAAGTAGAAAGAATAGAATACTGAGCAAGACTTGTTCCAGGAACATTTGTCCAGTTATTATTAACACTTGGAATTGGATTTAAAATAAGTTCAATAAAAAACTTACCAGACGATGATGTATCAATTGCTCTTAAAACTAACTGCATTCTATTAACAAGTTCTCTTGTAGCAAAATTCCCAACAATACTATTATCAACAGATGGAGCAATACGAAGAGCAACGATACCAATTGAAGCTCCAGGTGAAATAGCTCTTTGTGTTTTAGAACCAATAGTATATACATACGCACGGTCATCGTCATAACGACCTTCCATGATAACTGACGAACCCCAGTGACTAATTTGTGGAACTGAAGTTGCCCTTAGAAGTTCAATACCAATTGGTCTTGTGGCGCTATAAGTAAATGTTTGTGCCGCTCCCGCTCCCAATGTAGAGAAGGTAACACTAGTTGGGTTTGCTGCTGTAACAGCTTTGCTGAGAACAATACTTGTTCCAGAAATCGAATGGACAAACGCATCATCTGGAATGTTAGGACCAATAACAATCTGTCCTTTTTGAATACCAGTACCAGAACTTACAGTTCCAGCAGAGGCACCAGAAGCCATCGTAAGATTTACACCAGCGGCGCCAGCTTGCTCTCTAGTTACACCAGTAAATGAACCACTCTCAGCAACTGCTAGAGGTGATAGAGCAGATCCTATAGCAGTTGTGATTGATGATGGTGTTGAACTTCCAGCAACTGTGGTAATTGTAAATGTTGTTGAACTTGGAACAGAAGCAACATAATATGTTTTTTCAGAAACAATATTTGAGAATGGACGATCAAAAGTGATTGTTTGAGTTCCACCAGGAACAAGTCCAGTTGTAGATGCTACAGTCAGAACATTACCAGAAGCATTCGCTGAAATAATATCTTGTTTGAATTCTGTTTTACCTGTGTAATTTACGTACTCAATTACACCAGTCGTTGATCCAGTTGCCTGCTTAATTTTTAAAGTTCCAGATGTTGGGAAACTATAAGGAGCTTTGTTTGTGTAGATTGTTGTATCTCCAGTCGCAATTGATTTTGTTGATGTCAAGAATGGAGGAATCGTATTGACTTCATAGCGAGCAGGTAGGTTACCTGATCTCATGTATGCTTCTGTATTGAAGTTGTTGTTAGGAATTTTGTGTGCGTAAATTACGTTACCATCGGTTCCTCTAAATCCCCAACGAATAAAACCAGCACCATACCAAGAGTAATCCATATAGAACATCTGCATCTTGGTAAGGTCTAGATCATAACCAGACTTACCAGTGCCATCGCAACGATCGATATTCCATTCTGCCTGCTTCCACTCTACCTCAGTAACCTTAGAAACGGGAACATTGTTGGCACTAGGACCACGATAATCAGGGAAGATTACAATTTGAGTATCAGAAATTACACCATCGACACGATAGGCAACGCCACGAATAACAATATAATCACCAGGAACTAGTTGTCTTCCAAATTTTGTTCCTTGACCATTTGGTGTGGTGTAACTAGAAACAAGTGAGCTTCCAGATGTTACTGTTACCTTACCAGACAACTGGAATGTAGATGACCTGCGAACAACACTTAGGTGACCGTTAGCATAACGGAAGAAGATTCCATTCTGCTGATCCATCATGCCAATCTCAAGTTTTGTTCCATAAGAATTGATTGGAGAGATTGTATAGTTTCCAGCACCAGTTCCTTCCTGAGGAGTTGTAGTCGCTGTGTATTGGAAGCTATATGGATCAATAACATTTGATACTTGGAACTGACCATTATAATTGTTATCACTTACTCCACGAACATCAATGATTGTATCTCTAGTAATATTATGAGCAACGGCACAAACTACCGTAACGGTATTTCCAGATGCTGTAATGCTATCAATGTTTTCAATGGCAGGAGCAAGAATAGATCCAGTTGAGAATGCTACACCTTTACCAGACTGATAACGGAAGTAACGTTTTGTCTGGCGAATTGCTGTTTGGTTGGCAGAGAATGAGTTAGTAGAGAACTTAACACCACCATCAAATGCTCTGTGAATTGAGTTTCCTTGTGGTCTTGGATATAGTTTCTTGGTTCCACTATCAACTGAACCAGATGGTGCTGCGTCTGGGAAGTAATAGAAGCGTGTTGGACTTTCTACTCGTGCTACAACCCAAGAACCATTCACATTTGTTCCTGATGATCCAGCTACGGCAATTTCATTACCAACTTCAAGACCATGAGCATTTGTACAATCAACACGAACAGATCCATTCATTACTCCAGATGATATAGCAGTTAAAGTAAGAGTTCCACCAATCTCTGATCCAGTATAATGAACACCAGAGTAGATAGCAGTTCTGGAG